TTACCGGATACATTTACTTGAGGTGGTTGTACTACTACACTAACAGCATTTTGTAATTTAATATTTTGTAATTTACTATTTGCTTGGGAAAAACCATCTAAAATTGAACTATTAATTACTAACGAACCAGATTTTGCAGCCTCTACTATTTTTCCAGCTTCTGCTTGTTGTTCTTTTTCTGATTTTCCTTTTGGAAATAAATTAGTAAATTTATTAACAGCTCCTTTTAAATCATCAATAACTGGTTTCCAGCTTCCAGAACCTAAAGTACCGGATGAAGTAATATTGCCACCTTTATCTGTATTTGCTTTAGGCTTAAAGAAATTAGACTCTGGAACTATTTCTGCTTGTTTCTTTCCAGTATTAGCTTTAGAAGGGTCTTTTAATATTTTATGCATTTCATTTATTTTTTCTTCTGTATGAGGATTTAAAGGATTATACTTAGATTGTGCTGCACTTTTTATAAAACTAGGCCCGCCTAATGCCCCAGAAACAAGGTCAGCTCCTATTGCAATTGGGCCACCGTATCTAAGACCAAAACTTGCAACTCTTCCTATTTTAGATGCAGCACTTCCTGCTGTAGCTGCAGTTCCAGCAGCACCTGCTGTTCTTGCCCCGGCACCAGCTGCACCAGCTCCTCCATTAACAGCGGTTCCATAAACATTAACTATATTAGCTTTAATAGCCATATTATTACCTAGTAATTTTGATAGGCCTCCACCTTTGCCATCTTTCTTACCAGTAAATAAACCTAAAATACTTTCTGTTAATGATGTTGCTATTTTTGTACCTTTCATTGCCAAAGAAACGCCTCTAACGCCTAGCTCAATGGTTTTAATTACAGCACCAGTAACCATTAAAACTATGCCGCCTTTTATAATACCTTCCATTAATTTTGCTGGGTCTTGTAAATTTTCAGGCAATTCTTTAACAGCATCGTCGAAATCTTTATTAGCTTTAACAATGTCAGAAACAAATTTAATACCATTCTTTACAATATGCCATGGAAATTCAATTAAGCTATCTCCCCAATCCGCTTTTACTATATCTTTACTAAAGGCACCGCCAATTTGCTTTGCTACTGAAGGCATTGTTGTTGAAATTTGAGCTCCATTAATTGCAGCATTACCAACAGTATCTAAAGTACCAGCTATAAATGGATGCCCAGTATTTTTATATCCTTTAACAGTTTCTTTTAAAGCCTCTCTAACTGTAGTAAAAGGACTTTTATATGGTTCATAATCTTCCATATTAAGTGGCTGTCCAGGTTCTCTGCTTGCTTCTTTCTTTCCTGGGTTAAATACTTTTGTCAATGCTTCAGCACCAGTTTTAATTAATGGAACCATTCCATCCATTAATTTAATTTGAGCTGCATCCCATGCCCCACTTAAAACTTTTAATTGGTAAGCACCAGATTCTGCAATAATTTTATGAGTATCATTTACTGCCCCATCTGAATTTTTTACATCTTTATACATTTGTCTTAGAGCATCTGCTCCATAATAAACCTTACCAGTCTTTTCTCCTGTCTCCTTATTTACTTCTTCATATTTAGATTGTAGACCCATAAGGATAGGGGCTGTACCTGCTGCTCCAAATACTTTAGAGATTAACGGCATGGCTTTTTGAGAGTCCCAGAAATCTTTAGGAGCTACACCGCCATTTTTTGCTAAGAAGTCATGGAAAGTCTTTTCATCAGTAATTCCCTTTTTATATTTAGGATTAATATACCCTTGATTAATCATTGCTTTTTCCATATCAGCAATTAATTCTGGATATTCTTTTAATTGTCTTGTGTCTTTATTAAAAATACCATCTGTTACACCTAAGCTTGTAAAATAACTCTTGGTTCTTTTATATAGAACAGTATCATTACCAATCTTAGATGCAGATTGTAGAGCATGTAGGAAGTCCTGTGAGCCTTGAGCTGCTGACATACCTTGGTCTCTCATTGTCATTAATGCTGTTAAAGATGAGTCAAATGACTGACCATATTGGTTTGCTCTACCTGCTAATTCACCGATTGCATGAGGTAATTCTTCAACATGTAGTAATGATTTATTTAATGCTATAGTTAATTTATCTGTAATCTGTCCAGAATTTTGCATACTAATACCAAAACCTTTAGCAGCAGAAATAACCATCTCAGCAGCTTGTTCTGGAATAGCGTCTACTGCTTCAGAGAAGAATGAAACAGTTTTCATCATTGACTTCATATCTTTTGCATTATTAATACCACCTTGACCTAAGATAATACCCATATCAGCAATTTCAGTAGGTCTATAGGCAGTTTTTAAGCTTAAATCATTTAAAACGTAATCAGAAATTTGCTTTCTTACAGAATTAGATGTTTCCATACGGGATTGCATTACTCTAGTTTTATAATCATAGTCTAGAGCTTTTTGTGTCCCTTGAACAGCTAAACCTCCTGCAACTGCTCCACCAATCATAGTTACATTCCTTAAATTTCTTTGCAGTGAGGAGGTATACATATTAAATTTATACATAGAATTGGCTAATCTATCCATTCTACTAATAGCGCCATCTAAATTTCTATTAAAGGCACTCATAAATGAACCAGAGTGATTACCCATATGATTCATTGCATTTTGGATATTTCTTAAAGACTTAGATGCTAAATCTTTTACACCCACAACTATCGAAACTTTATGATTAGAGCTGGCCATAATTTCACCTCTTTCTTAAACAAAAGCCCTAGAAAACTCTAGGGCTATTTTTATGTTGCTTGTTTTTTCAGTTTTTCAAATAATGATTCATCAAAGTTAGGATTTACTTCTATGTCTAATAAAGTATTACAGCTAGTACATCTGTCTTCTTTAGCTTTTTCTTGACATGGCTTACAAATTTTTTCAAGCTGCTCTTCATTATCTAATGACATATGAATCATCATCCATATCCACTGCCCTTCTGTCATTGCTTCTACACAAGGGTCAGTAGGAAGTTTCGCAAACTTATTAAGGATGGACCACTTAAATCGCTCAACTTGATTTTCTCTAGCGTTTTTTTTAGTTCCTCAAATGTCTCTTCCGAAACAGCATTTAGGAATGGGCTAGATTCATTTGTAAGCAAACTATATTCTACCATGAAATACTGAATTTCAAGATTATCTAAAGTAGAATAAAATTCCTCAAATGAATCAGCTAGAGGCTTCTTTAAATCATCTTTATCTCGTAAAGCTTTATATACAAGAAAAGCTTGATTTACGATTGAAATATCGTCCTCATCCACAATATTATGTTGTTTAATATAATCTTCTGCCTTAATAGTAGCATCAGATATTTCATTAGACGGTAAAATAACTAAAGCGACTTTTTCTTCCGTTCCAGGAAAGTTGACTAATTTAGAATTTTTCTTTCCTTGTTTTAATCTTTGTAAGGTATTCATTCTCTATATCCTCCTTTTAATTAACGCTTATCTTCACGGCGTTTTGCAGCACGGATTGAAACATTTTCAGCGATTACATCATTCAATGAACCTTCTTCTTCAATAGAAGTAATGGAGCAGCCAGTATAAACAATACGCTTATCTGGTTTTACGATAACAAATTCAAAGTTATCTAAAGTGTAGAAGCTAATTCCATCAGCAATAGCTTTATCTGTAATATAAGCTTTAGAAATACGAATAGTATAAGCTTTTTTACCAGGAGTAAAACCTACTGGGTCTGCTTGACCAAAAGCATCAACTTCTCTATCTTCTTTTGAATAAGAAGTGTTGTAGCTTTGAACTACAGCAACTTTCTTACCATTTATCTCAAAGTAAACATCTTTACTTGAAGGAAAAATTGTAGACATCTATTATCACCCCTTAAATTACTAGGTAACCAGTTAAATTAATAACATTTAACGGACCAGTAACATCATATTTAAAACTAACATCATTTCGTAAAGGATTTGTAGGGTTAATTGTAATCGTAACATCAGTATCCTTTACATTTTCAATGTATTCTAATTCTTGATATTTAATTAGGCGTGACATAACTTCAGAACGAATAGCATCACGAGTATCTTTATTTTGCTTTGCTCTTCCAAATTTAATGCCTAATCCGTCTCTCATATCTTTGAAAACGTAATCAGAAATTCTTGTAGTTGTAACTTCTTGCCATGTAATATCGGCAATGCTTTGAGCATTCTTTGTATAAGTTGTAATACAACGAACAATACGAATAGCTCCATTTTTTGCTTCTAATGGAACAACACCAGCATCAATTAAAGATTCCATTTCTGTTACTTTTAATTTCTTAGCTACGCCATAGAAACCAACAAGCTCTACACCAGTTAATGGCATTGATGGGTCTTGTTCTGCAGCTAATTGACCAGCCACTGCAGCAGCTGTATACATACCAGATAATTCCGCGCCATTCTTATCCAATAAGTTTGGATATGCTGTAACTACTCTGTTAGAGTTAATTGAAATTGTAGAAGTTTGTACAGTAGTAATATCTGTATTAACGTCAAATCCAACAACTGCAATACGTTCTTTTCTATCTGCAGATGCGCTATTAACGCTAGTTTTAATATCTGCAAAAGTTGTAGGGGTTACTGCATCAGTAACAATAATATCAATTGCTTCTTCTAATTCTGAAACAGCCAAAGCAGCTGGATAGTTAACAGAAGGAGTTTCATTAACACGCACTACAATAAATTTAGTACCACCATTATCAATTGCAGTACTCATAATTTTTACAATGTTAGAAGTAGCGCCATATTTTAATTTAGCATCTTCAAAAGAAGTTGGTGCATATGCTTTATTAATTAAGCCAAGAGAAGTATCATCTGTAGTACCTTTAGCAATGATACCAATAACATAATCATTAGCGCTGATAGATTTTAAAGCAGCACTAGCATCAATATTGGAATAGACTCCAGGTATTTTATCACTTGCCATTTAATTTCACCTCATTTTAAATTTCCAATAATATCTCCAAGTTCAGCAATATCATAAGTATCTGAATACTGTTGAACTGCTGTTATTTTTACATCAAAAATAGTATGAAAATCTGACGTAATAACATTTGGAATTAGATTATTGTTTTTAACTTCATCGTACTCATAATCTAATACACCGGCGGCAGCTAATTTAATACTGCCATTATTATTATAGGTATTTAATGGTATTCCTGACTCACCATTTTTCAAAATGGTGTCTATAATAGAACACCATTTATGAATTTCCCCTCTTGTATTAGAGTATACATTTAATTGAACCATATACTCTAGTATTACACCCTCAAATTCTAGAAAACCATTTTCTCCATCTGATTCATATAAAAAATTACTAAAGCCAATTGACCTATTTTTTCTGTGTAGCAATTCTAAAGATATTGCAGGTGACACGTAAGGCATATGTTTATCGGAGTAAGATTGATAAACATTAATTGATTTATCATGTATTTTAATATCTTTGACTGCATCTGAGAAATAGTTAAGTAAAGACATTAAAACATTATAATCCATTAATTCTATAACAGGGGATTTAGCCATGTAATCACCTCCTATTAAATAGTTCTCCCTATTTCATTATCCATAATATCTACAACTTCTTGTGTTTCTTGTGATAATGTTAATCTCATATAGCTTCTTGCTGGTACATGTTTATAACCATATTCATGTACTGCTGAATAAATATTGTCAGAATAAACTTCTACTTCCATTGAGCTTGTGTGTAATTCTTTTTCAATACTATCCTTTAAATTTCCAAATAATACTAGTGGGTCGTCAGGACCAGAAGCAAAAGATGCTCCACCTCTTGATGCTCCACCGCCAAGACCTCTTCTTTTATATTTAGCAATAACTGAAGCTCTTTTTAATTTAGGCCACCCTGCTTGATAATTTCCAAATTTAGCTTTAACTTCTTTCTGTAAATGGTCACCAATTTTATTAAGTCCTTTTAAAGCATTAGGCTTAATATTTTTAGCAATCTTACCTAAATATAAAGCTAATTCTCTATCACCAGTAATTCTAAATGTTATTCCCATTGCCCATCACCGGCCTTAAACCTAAATGTACTTCTCCAATAAATTCTCGGTAGAAGATAATTTCGTAATGCTTATTATTGTCTAATCTTTCGACAATATAATTAGTTATATCATCCATTACTAATCCAAGATTATCATTTATTTTACATTTATAATCATGAATGCTAACTGTACCAATTTCTTTCCAGTCTTCACTTTCTTTAAAAGCATCAATTTCTCCTTTAGTTTCAATAACAACCTCCCATTGTTTTGGTCCATACCATTCTCTTAAAACAGCATTATAATTTGTTTGTTGATTTAAAGGAAGCAATCTTTTAATTCTTATTGATGTTCCCATAATACCTAAGTTAATATCATGTATCTTTTTTATTAACCTATCATAAGTTTTCTTTTTCATGGCTGCTCACCTATTGGTGGATAGGGTAAATTGTAGTCTAAATTTTCCAATACATTATTATATCTCTTGCCATAAGCTTTAACAACTTTACTTTTAAATAATTTTTCTGTTTCTTTATATAATTTTAAATACTTTTCAGAAATTAAGCTTTCATCAACAATTTTTTCACCAGTACTAAATTTAATTAAATCTGCTGTTTTAGAAGCCATTAATTTATAACATAGAGCTTCAGCACATATAAAGTAAATATCTAGCTCTCTTTCGTCAACCTCTTCAGGAGAAAAATATCTACTATATGTTATCTTGAGTGTCCCAGAATCAGCATCAGGGAGAGTTTCTAAAATTATCTGAGTTAGATTATCAGTGAAATTAAGGAAAATTCCTAGCTCTTTAAGTACTACTTTTTTTGTTTTATAAGCATCAGTTGGAAGTTCATAAACGTCTTCTGTTTTATCATAAGAAATTTCTACATTTTTAATAACATTTTTAAGCCTACTATAAGCTGCTGCAGCGTTCCTTAAAATTGTTTTAAGTTCGTCATCAGTAATATTAGGCTCATCTAAGTTGTTATCACCAATAACATTTCGAAGCTCTAATATTAATTCTTGGATTAGCATTTAATCACCTCATAAAAAAGTTCTGTATAAATATAATATACAGAACATGATTTCTTATCCAACATTTTATTTCTTTGATTTCTTATCTAATTTCTTATTATCTTTTTTAATTTCTTCTTTCTTTGGTGATTCTTTTAACTCAGGTTCTACTACTTTTTCTTCTTTCTTTTCTTCAACTACTTCAAAGAAATTTTGTTGGACTTGTACATTACTACGGATAATCAATTCATCTCCCTCCTTCTCTACTTCTTGCTCATTTCCTAATTTATATGGCATATTACCAAGATATTTTACTTTATCCCCTTTTTTAAGATGCATACAATTTTCCTCCTAATAAAAAAGGAGATAGACATAATCTATCCCCTTTATGAAATTTATATTTAATTAAGCAACAACAGAAACTGTAGCTAGAGATTCACCAACAGTAATTTTCATTGCAGAACGTTGACGAACTACATAAGTTTCTTTATCAACTTGTGGGTCATAAACTGGACCACGGAACATCATTGGAACATATACTTTGTAAACTCCGAAAGTCTTACGCTTACCAACAAGAGCTTTGTTAGCAGTCATGTTATTAGATTCAAATACTTCTAATCCACGAATCTTACCCATGAAACCAGTTTGTTGTAGTTCAGTAGAGCCATACTTATCCGCATGAACGAATTCATCAGATTTAGCAAGGTAACCAAAGATGATTGGGTCTACAAGAACGAAATCTGGACGGTAGTTCTTTTTCTTAACGTTTTGAACTGAATCAACGATTGCTTCAACAATTTTACCAGCAATTGTTTTAGCATCCAAAGCTCCTTTAGAAACGTCAACGTTACCAGCAGCTGCTCCAGCAACCATTAATGACATCAATTTGCCATCAATTTCTTCTGTAATATCTTTAGCAAGGTTAGCAATAGCACGAGCTACGATATTAAGATTTCCAGCATTTTGAGCATCTTCAATTGCTTCTGCAGTTAAGATTGAACGTAACTTGTAACCTACAGCTTCAATTGTTACAGAGCTGTAAGAAGTTCTACCTTGACGAATAGTACCGCCTTCAGCAAGTTCAGTAGTAGTAACGCCAGTCTCACGATTGTAAACTTCAACGAAAGCTTTTTCAACCGGGCCAGACATAGTACCAACTTCAAAAAGTTGAGCAGCAATAAGTTCGTTAGTAGCTTTTTCGATTAAAGCTTTGTTAAACTTAGGCTGATTTAATGCTAATGTAGCATCAGTATATTGGTCAGTTGTAGCGTCACCTTCAGTAATTTGACCAGTTGATTTTAAATTATCATAATGCTCAAGTAGTTGTTTAGCAAATTCTTTACTCATTTATGTTATTCCTCCTATTATCCGCTAAATTAAGATTCCATTACCATACGGCGGAATTCTTCATCTTCGTTAATTTTATCTGGGTTATTTTCACCAGTGTGACCTTTTCCGGATAAATCAATACCAGTAGATTCTTTAATAACCATATTTAGGAATTCTACTTCTTCTGCAATTTTAGTATCTACTTCTTCAGCAGATTCTAAAACTTCAACTTTAGCTTTAATTTTTTCTTTAATAGAATCAGCAAACTTAAGTTTAGAAATAGATTCTGCAATATGTGCATCAAGTTTAGCTTTTTCAGCTGCTTTTTGAGCTGCTTCTTCAGCTTCTTTAATATTTTTTAATTCATTTTGCGCTTCTTCTAATGAAGTTTTAGCAGTAGAAAGTTCGCCCTCAAGAGTTTCTTTTTCACCTTTAATTGTTTCTAAAGACTCTTCAAGGTCTTTTTTCTCAGTAGTAAGATTATTAACAGACTCTTGTAAATCATTCACTCCAAGCTCTGATTCAATAACAGGCTTGAATTCGTCTTTCAATACATTAATTAAGTCAGCACGTTGCTGCTTAAGCTCTTCTAAAGTAATTTTAGAGTAATCCATTTTGTCCTCCTCACTTACAATTTCTTCTTCATCAATAGAGACATATACTCCGGAATGCTCATTAGATTCAAGTATGTCTAATACTCTAGCGCCTTTAACACCAGGATTAGTAACTAAATCAACACCCATCAATTCCATCTCTAGTACATCATTAACAATTTGGCCATCAATATTCACTTTTTTCATTTTTGCTTTAGATGCTCTAATTGAAAGCCCCTCTACAAATTTACCACGGATAAGTTCTTGTACATCTTTTCCAATAGATGTATTAGCAATTTCTGCTTCAATGATAGCATTATTACCTTCCATATAAATGTCAGTAATCTTACCTACAGTAGTTAAAGTTTTATTGGATACCATACCAGGATGGTCTGCCATAACACTCAATGGATAAGAGCCAGTCGATTCCAAAATAGTTTTAATTGCTTTAACAGTATTTTCAACTAATTCTCCACCATAGCGGCGACCATTACCAGAAATACTATCTTTAATCATTGCAATACCTTTAAATTTAAAGGCTTTATTTTCATTTTCAAGTGCTTCTTGAATAATCTTAAACATTTACTCACCCCACCTTGATAAAAATGGTATTAAAATACATCTACATCTGGAATGTAATGGTGGTGGTGCAATATCATCTATATCATAAACTCCATTGCCATGTTCTCCACCATTAGCAGCATCTCTACAATATTTACATAATCTTTCATCTCGTACTTCAAGCCATTTAACTTGTAGTCCGGAAAAATTATCTCTTTTAGCAATTATATATCGCATTAAAATACCATGATTTAATGCTCTATTAGTTTCATTTTGAGCAGTCATGTCTGTCCTATTGTTAATATTTTTAAAAGTTGGATTTATATACTTACTTATTAATGCACCAGTTAAAATTGTGTTTAAGGTAGAATTTTTCTCTGCATTAACATCATTTTGTACTTCTTTTTTAGAAGCCTGCTTATTAGAAATATAAATGCTAGTTATATCTCTATTAAGATTATTAATCAAGTTTTCATGTTGATTCTCTATTACTCTTTCAGCATATAAGAGAAGAGTTGCTAATACTTGTTCATATTCATTGTCTCTCATATTACCATCATATGGTGTAATTTGTTCATTAGCTAAAGATAATAATTTTTGACCTTGTTGAATT